AAGACTGAAAATGAGTCCTTTGAATATGATGGAACTTGAGTTTCCTGATATTTTAGAATTTAAAACTAGCGAATAACGGAGAGAATAATGGCAATTTATAGTGACATTGACATGGACCTTACTATGTTAGCATCTGGTGATATCAACAAAGATGAAGATATAGAAGCAGTCAAAAACTCACTTAGAAACATTATAAATACTATGCAGGGAAGTAGAAGGATGCTCCCGGAGTTTGCTATTGATTTACACGCCCAAGTCTTTGAACCTATGGACGACACAACTGCGTACAACATAGGCGGAAAACTCTTAGATGCCATAAGAAAATGGGAAGATAGAGTGACAGTATCAAATCTAAATGTTCATTCAAATTATGACCGAAATCAATATGAAATAACAATAGATTTTACAATTTCAACTTCCACAGCCACAGAAACAATTAACTATATTTTGAAACAGAGGTAAAACAATGCCAGAATTAAGTCCAGACTATCTGAATATAGACTTTGCAACATTAAAAACAAGAATTCAAACCCAATTGGCGGCAAACGATACATTCGCTGACTATGATTACGAAGGTTCCAATATTGCCGTGCTGATTGAATTGGTTGCCTATCTTGGTGATTTGACTACATTTTTCGCCAATAAAATTGCAAAAAATATCTATATAGACACAGCAGACATTTATGAAAATGTTCACAGACTAGCAACACTTGTAGGCTACGACCCTAAAGGCTATAGGTCAGCTCAAACAACTCTTAGTGTAACCGTTTCCGGTGGTGTTACCCAAGGTGATGTTCTAACAATTAATGCCTGGCATAAAATAGCCTGTACCTCCGATACTGTAGACCCTGATGGCAACATAATCAATTTTTCTACAGTAACAGATCAGACGATTAGTGCCGGCTCATTGCCTTACACATTTGAAGTTCACGCCAGACAGGGTGATGTAACTACACTAGGACCCTACACTGGTGACGATATTGTTGACAACGATTTGATTCTACCAACAGGCGAATATGGTTACGATGATGATTTGGATGATGTCAATGTAACAGTAGAACTTCAAGTTGATGGTACTTCATGGACAAGAGTTGCAGATTTCTATGATGAAATATCAGGTCTTACATCAGTTAACGAGGTTTTCAAATTTGAATATGACAAATACAAAAGACACAAAATAAAGTTCTCATCTTCACGAACAGTTCCGACCCGTGACAACACAATCTATGTTATTGTATTAGCTTCACAGGGACCAGACGGTTCTGTTGGTGCAAATACAATCACAACACCTGACGCTAGTTTTATCTTCAATGTTAACACTGGCTTATATTTGGATAACGACAATGTAACAGTTATAAATGCCCTTGCTACAACTAGTTCCTCTGAACCAGAAACGGTTGATGAAATTAAATCTAGTGCTAAAGGAGCACTACATGCCCAGTACAGAAATGTAACATCTACAGATTATATCTCATCATTGGAATCAAGGTCAGATGTTGATGTTGCACAGGCATGGGGTGAAAAAGAAGTGGCTCCTTCTGGAGATTATACTGAATATAACAAAGTACATTTGTCAGTGATACCAAATGTTTGGGGAACAGGCACAATAAATACCTCTGCATCACCAGCAGGATATGTAGTTCCAACAGCCTACTCAAGTAGTTATCAAACGACACTTGAGGAATATCTGGAACCACGAAAAATGTTGACAGTTTACGAGGAATGGGAAGTTCCTACATTAGTATATTTTGACTTTGACATAGGCATAAGAACTCAAAGATTATATAGTTACGCTGATGTTTACACAGATGTTTACAACAAACTTGTATGGTATTTTGATAATTCATTAAGAGAGTTCAACGAGACACTTAACTTCATGGATATCCATGAGTTTATTCTTGATACCACACAACAGTCCTCAACAGACACTTTCAGTAATGTTGCAGGTATTAGAAATCTCAACATCAGAGACATTGACTGTCTCACCCACACCATCCAAGCATATGGGGCATCAACCTATCCACGATATGAGGAATCGGCTTGGACAGGAGATAACACACTAAGACCTATTGAGTTGGGGTACGATCAATTCCCAGCTGTAAATATTGATACTTGTACTTTCACAGAGGAAAACTAATATGGCAATGGGAAAATTTTGCGACTCGCCCTTCTTTTTGTTGGACGATTACTTTGAAGCAACACATGAAACAGTAGATACCGTAACATCAGTAATTGATACAGATTCAATTCTCTGGCAAGATGTCAGATGGGAAAATCATCCCGATGGTGAGGTAATATGGGTGGATGCAAACAACCATGTGTGGATTAGATATATTGTTTACACGCCTGGCGTAGATATTGATAACTCATATCTCATGGGTCAAAATTCAGGTATTTGGGGAGCTGGCAGCGCGGGTGGTGGTTATTGGACAAGGCTCTGGATTGACATTAACGGTGAAATGACAGAAGTTAAAATGAGAAGTGATGAAACTGGCTACAGAACCGGTAACTTCTTCAACTTTACAAAATGGATTAGTGGTGCAGACTTTGACCCTGCCTCTGAAGCCTACTTCAGAAACAACAGTTATTTCCACAGTTATATTGATGGCTTAGGAGATGACTACAAAAATTATATTAATCTTAAAAGACCTTTCATGTATTTTGGTAAAATCTATCCTCAAGGAGGATTAGATTATCATGTAGAATTTCACGGACTTAAAGATTATATTATGAACGCTATCCCGTATCATCAGCGAACAACTAATCTTACAGAGTTTATGGAAGTCTACTTTGACCAAATTCACCATGAATATTATAACATGTTGAAAACTTCTATATCCCTTTTGGATGCTTATGAAGTAGACTCTGATTTTCTTGGTTATATTGCTTCAATGTTTGGAGTCAATCTTGTAGAAGGCATGTCAGAGGACCAAAAAAGAGAATTTGTCAAGAATATCATTCACTTCTTAAAGAGAAAAGGAACTTACTCAGCTCTTTATATTATTTGGCAACTGTTAGCATTATTGACAACAAACAGATTAAATATATATGAAAGATGGCACGATGGAGCCACACCGACTCCGCCATCATTATCATCATTTGAAGATAAACTCTATATTTCTTACTATGATGAGGATGACTACAGTTGTGCAGGACAACAATACTACGAATCATTAGGAACGAGTGCCTATCCTGCAGATTATGATGGCTATGGTGACAACTATACTCTATCACCACACTACAAAGTAGAGGTTGATTTGAGTTGTCAGCCTTTAGGCGCCGACTACATTATGGATGAAGATACTGCAGACGGTCTAATGTCGTATTGGGAACTTGTAAGACATGTAAGTAGAGTCTCAAGTTACTATACATTATTATCTCCGATAACAGATTTTAATGGTGTAGAGGTTCCACTATATTCATCTTCAGAAACAGCAGTTTGTAATAGTGTTTGTGTTGTACCTGTTTTTGAACCTGTAGTGGGTTCTGCTATACATATTCAGCTCTTATCTAGCTCAACATGGACATTTTTCCATGAATTGTCAGATCAGAATATACAAGTTCAATGTTTTGATTTAAATGGTGAATGGATGCTACCTGATTCTGTCAAGGCACAAGGTGATGATTTTATAATCATTGAATGGGCAACACCTAGAACAGGTTATGCATACGCAATGGTAGCAGAGGATTCACACACGCAAGTCGCTCCTTCAGGAGATTGGGGAGTTACACATACTATAGGACAACAAGAACTTTTGACTCAATTTGATGATTCATTCAGGTACAAGTTTTTACCTCAAAATGTTGAATTGGTTGATACAAACACTTACAATGTTTTGTTTTCAGACCCAACATCTGGTTATGGTTACGGAATAGGGGCAACTTATACCCACATACAAGCCGCCTCAGCAACAACATGGACAGTAAATCACAGTCTTAATGTCAACGGTATTATGGTTCAGTGTGTTGATGCTAATTGGGATAAAATTATGCCTGATTCTATGACAATTGTATCATCAAATCAAGTT